CAGGGCAAAGGAATAAATGCCTCAGACTTTTCTATTAGCTTACTAAATGGAGCTACTTTATTTTGTCGCATTGCTGGCCAATCTGGAACTGGCTCTAATGTAATTGGTCTACATACTCCTTTTATTATCGTAGATGAAGGGGGATATTATCCTCATAATGTGTTTCAAGAAATGCAACCATCTTTAAATACATTTACTCAGGGATTTAGGGAAATGGTTGCAGGAGTTCCAACTGGAATTAGAGAAAAGAATGTTCTCTATCACGTAGATCAAGAAAATGCTAACTATACTAAACATAGAATTTCTGCTTTTGATAATCCAAGAAAAACAGAAGAAGACCTGGATAGAGACCGAGAGTCCTATGGAGGGGAGGACTCTGAGGACTGGACCCACTACATTTTAGGAGTGCATGGAAAACCAGTATTTGCTCTATTTGATAGGAACTTATTTGAAATTAAATCATATCCTGTTTATAGATTAGAGATAGATGGTATTAAATTAGGGGACAGCATTTCTGATTATGTAACTAAGCTAGATCTGTTTCCTCGTATAGAAGAAAACAATGCCGGAGTTATCTTTGGAATAGACTTAGGGTACACTGAGCCAACAGCTATAATCATTCTGTATGTAAATATGAAAGGGGAGTTAATGTTTCATGGAAGAATAAAATTATCAAAAGTATCATATCCTATACAGAAGAAAATAGTAGACTTTCTAGATACTAAGTTCAATCCAATGNTAATAGGAATTGATNGAGGTCAAGCTGGTATNCCTGTAACTCAAGGGCTGATGGAAGAATCTGAATTTATTCATAAAGAATATTCAAAGAAATTGTTCCCGATAGACTTTTCTACTTGGACAGTTATAGGAACTGATTTGGACAACAACGATATTAAAGTAAAAACTAAACAGTTTGTAACATCAGTTCTTCAAGAATATTCTAACAATCACAAATTAATTTACTCCTCTACTGATCCTGATATGATCATAGAACTAGAACGAATGACATATACTAAAAATCCTTCTGGAGAAATAGTATATAGAACATTAACAGAACGTGGAGGAAAAAGGGGAGAAGACCACTTTACATCTGCTCTACTTTGTGGAGTAGGTGCTTATCATCTAACAACAGATTTCATGCTATCTAGACCTAAAAAGAAGCTAATGAAAAGTTTATGGGTGATTTAGGATAAAATATGGAAGAAAATAAAAATGCTGAACCTCAGTATAAAGCTAAATTTTTCGCTAAATCTGCTGTTACTGAGTANACTAAGAACCCNTGGACTGACGTAAGAACTCTNTACAATAAGAAATATGACTTTGATAAGTTTGTCAAGGATGTAAATTATTGCAGGTTTTTTTATAAGACAGAGCCGGTGGTATCTACTGTAATAAATAAACTAGCAGAGATAGGAATTAATGATCTAGTTCTATCTAGGAACGGACTTCCCGAGAACCAATTTAGATTATTCGAGGCTATTAAACAAGATTTATTAGACTTCGCTGAATCAATGGCTATAGAATATCTATTATCTGGTCTAGTAGTTCCCGAGTTTACCTTCAAGAAGGTCGATAAAGATTTCTTAATGTCATTTGGGATTAAAAAATCTCAGTCAATGAAAGTTCCTGATACCATGTGGCTCAGAGATCCAAAGACCATTAAAATAGAAACTGGAATTTCATCTGATAAACCAGTTTACCTCTTGAAAATTCCAGAGGAAATGATAAAGTTTATTAAGAACAAAGGTAAATATGAAAGTGGAGCAGAGGATAAAGAACTTTATGAGGGACTAAAGAAAGAATATCCAGAGCTGGTAAAAGCAGTAAACGCAGGAAAAACAGAAATTCCGTTAGAAAATAGATTAGTAATTCGTAGAAAATTCTTAGCTGATAATCCTTATCCAATTCCTTATGTAAATGCTTCTCTTGAAGCTCTTGAGCATAAGAGAAAACTAAGGAGAATTGACTACTCTATTATTGATAAAGTCATTAGCGCTATCATGCACGTAAAGATTGGTAGTGATGATTTTCCAGTTACAGATTCTCCAGAAGATAAAGAATATGTAACTGATATTACTAATCAGTTACAGATGAGAGCTACAGTAGAGCAGAACTTAGAGAGGATTTTCCAGCTAATTACTAACCATACTGTAGAGATAAACTGGATATTTCCTGATGTTCAAATTCTTTTGGACAATAAAAAATATCAAGATATAAACCAAGAAATTTTATTTGGTCTAGGATTTCCAAGAATTCTAATTACAGGAGAATCAGAAAGATCTGGTTCATCTGATCCAGAAATGGCTATGATTGCTCCTCTTAGAACAATGCAGAACTTTAGAGGAAAAATTATACAAATTGTTCAAGAAATATGCAAACAAATAGCCCTTGAAAATAATTTTTCTAAGGTTCCTCTTGTTTATTTTAAAGAAATCAACATGCACAAATTCTCTGATTTTCTAACTGGTCTAACCAAACTATATGAAATTTCAGCTCTAAGCAGAACTGAATTTGCAAGAGTTTATGGATATGACTTCCAAGCTCAATTAGAGAAATTAGAAGAAGAGCAGAAGGAAATTGAGGCTAGAGGCTTACCTCAGGTAGGACTAAGCCCTTTCTCCAGTCCACAATTAGGTAATCAACCTAATAACAATCAGAACAATAAAAATCAGGACAAACCTGAGAATAATCCATCTAACCAGAATAGCTCATTATTAGCTGATTCCATAGAACAAACTATAAGTAAACTGGAAGCTATGTCTAGCAATAGTGGAGAATCTAGTAATATGATTGTAGCAGAGCTTAAGAAATTACAAGAAACAATTACTAATACTTCTCCAGTGATTAATAATTATGTAAATACTCCCGATATAACAGCGAGTATTAATGTGGAACCTACGCCAATTAATTTTAGTCCAAATATAGAACCATCAGCAGTTGAGACTAAAGTAGAATCTGCCACAATTAATTTTAGTCCAACAATAAATGTAGAACCTACTCCAATTGAAAATAAGGTAGAGCCTACTCCAGTAAACTTCAACCCTACAGTAAATGTAGAACCAACTCCAATAGAGAACAAAATTGAAAACAAGGTTGAGGTAAAGACTCCAAAAGAAAAGAAAAGGGTTACTACTGTTCACCGTACAGATAATAAGGATATAGATTCTACTGTTACTAACATAGAATATGAGGACTAATCATGCCAGTTACTCATAATTTTATATCTATGCGTCCTCCATCATCAGATCCAGGTAAAGTTGGATCTGTAGAATGGAACGAACAGCATAATGTAATAATACGAAATGATGATGTCGCTGTTGATGCTGGAATAGTTGAGAGCAAGCTATCNCTAAATAATCCAACTCANGCNGNNGTTACATTAGGNNCNCCTAANAATGGTCTATCATTGGTCGGGCAAGAACTATCCATANCNCTTGCATCTGGCTCTACTGTTGGAGTGTTATCTGCTGCGGATTGGAGTACGTTCAATTCCAAACAAGATGCGATAGGATATATTCCCGTTAACAAGGCAGGAGATGAGGACATAGGTCCTCTGAGAATTGGCTCACTTCTACATGCCAATGCAGAATTTAGTGTTCGTGCAAATAGGGTTATGGTAGATGCCAATGCCGATTTCTTAGCATATATCAGGAACGATGCTTCTAATCCAGCAGCACACGCTACTATAGTGACCGATGTTGCCCATACAAGCGCAGCGTCGGGATTATTGATGCAACAAGGGGGAGTAACGAAGTGGGGACTGTTTGCTTATGGAGCTGATTTAGTAGTTCAAGATGCAGTAGCCAGCTATGCGAGACCAATTAAGATTTCGACCGGTGCGGGAACAGATTATTTTATAATTAGTTCTAGTGGACTAGCGGTTGGGGGGACTGACCTGACTGTAAATAAAACAACCCATGTTGTCTCTGTAGGGACATCTATTTCCCTGCCTGCCAGTGGGTTATTGATGAATGCCCAAATGTATAATTTGACTGGTGGTGGCACACTGGCATTAGGGGGGTACACCCTGACCATCCCGGCGACGGGGACGGCGGCGCTATTAGGAACGCAAAACGCTTTCACAAAAGCGCAAAGCATAATTACCACATATACAGATACAAGCGGTGATATTAGCCAGGTATCTTCGAGTGTTATTCTCAATCCTACTGGAACATCATCCCAAACCGGACGGGCGGGGTTATTCCAGGTAGAAACGACTGGCAGCTATAATTTTACAGGATTTGTTTATGGTGTAGGCGGGTTCGTTACTCACAGCGGTTCAGGCGTGTTGGACGAGGCGTATGGGCTGAACTATACAGTGAGAAATTCCGGCACGGGGACAATTACTTACCAGACAGGGATTTATGTCAGCGTCGATTCGGCGGTGGGGGCAACGACCACCGAAAGCACCGGCATCCTGATTAATGAATAC